CTCAATAGCCGCCGCGCCATCAAACACCCATTCTAGCCCTTTTGTACGCATAGCGGCGGCGGCGTAGAACATGAGCTGCTCGTTTTCTTCCACTTCCACGCTAACGCCACTGCCAAATTTCCAGTCAAGAATAACAGCGCGGTCGCCTAATCTGCCAATAAGGTCAACGCTACCAAACACGTCAGGCAAGAAATCACCGTAGCTTACGTTAGCTTCGACGGTAAACTCCATCGATTTAGAAGGGTCAATTTCATCAAGCGCCGCCAGCGCCGGTTCAATCTTTTCTTTTGCCAACTCAGTTGTCATATCAATACCCGCATACGACAAACTGTAAATGTTAAAGTTATCCTCAGTGAGTAGTTTTTCCATTGCAAGGTGGCAAAGCGTCCCTTCATCGGCATACGATGATGATGGTTTAGGTGGCATTTGTTGCACCAACTTAACACTGGCAGGACAAGCAATAACTCGTTTGGCGGTGCTACCGCCAGCAATACTTGAATGGCTCATTTGTCTTTCTCCAAAAGTGTTTTAAATAATTTCTTACATGGTCTTTATCTATGTCGTACCGCAGGTTTAAATCATCCATCATCTTCACTCGTGACTTCCTGCCATAGTAATAAAACTTTCTACATTTAGTTAGGGGCATTTTGTTTCTCCAATACAATATCAGTTAACATATCAACTACATCAATCAGTTCGTCAATAACATGGTCTGGTACGTTTGCGTTATTTTGAAAAACAACAACTTCTAAACTGGACAGCATTTTAAGTATTCGCAATGCTTGTTCCTTATTCATTACATTTCCTTTTATTTCACGGTTCTCTTTACTTATTTCTTCTTCGTACAAATCATTTACCATCTTATTGCTCCTATTCTTTTTAGTGCCGCACGGACTTTATAAGGGCGTTCTTTTCTATATGTGTGCATCATAGTCATATCTCTAGTAAACATCGCGTATTTAAAACTGCGCCAGTTTACATCGTAGCGATTGAATCCTCTTTGGCGTACTCTCATGACTCCACCTCTAATTGTTTAATGAGATTGCAGTATATCAAAAAAAGTTTGCAAAGAAAAGTTTGCAATGATAAACTTTAGTCATGTTAGAAAAAGACATTGAAAAATACTTACTAAAAGTCGTCAAAGAAATGGACGGCAAATCGTATAAGTTCACCTCCCCTGCTTGTCGGGGAGTGGCAGATAGAATCGTGTGTTTACCTAATGGCAGTACATGGTTTATTGAGCTTAAAACCGCAGGTGGCAAGCTGTCAGCACTGCAAAAAGTTTTTGCATCAGACATGGGCAAACTTAATCAAAAGTACGCTTGTCTTTGGAGCAAAGAAGATATTAACAACTGGAGAGAGAATAATGATTGAATTTTTACAATACCTTGATGAAAGCAATTTGGCATACCTTATTATGCTGTTTTGCTTCTTAATAATGGCGCGTTTACATTTGTCAGCGCTAACTGAAATTACACGTCTGCGTAAAATCATGAAGCAGGTGATGAGATGAGCGCAACACTAGCACTAACATTATCGTTTTTGACTGTTGATACTAATATCGACAAACGTGGCAAAACAACCACGCATGAGGTAATCGCGTACACAAGCGTTGCAATACCTTACGACACTATGCAAGCGTGCAACAACGCAAAGGAAGAATATACCTTTGCAGTAGGCGCATATCAATTATTCAAACGCCCGACGCGCATTATTGGCGCAATTTGCAATGATAGTGCAACGGGGACAGTACAATGAGTTTATTAACAAAAGAACAACTTAAAGAAATACTTTTAATTATTGAAGAAGAAGTAAATGTTGAATGGCCATGTTCTATGTTGGAAATGCTCCATAAATGGAACGAAAAACAACCACCGCAGACGGCACGCGAAATGTATCAAAGGGGTTACGCAGCGGCAGAGCGTGATTTAAAGCGTGAGCCTTTGAGTATAGATTGGGCTGAAGCCCCAGAAAACACCGCAATAGCAAAAGTAGCTTTATTTTGGGTAACTGAAGATAATTTGATGCTTGGGCGAAAAGATTTGGTGTCAATTGAAAAGCCTGTAAATGGGGCAGACAATGATTGAAACAACGATAAAAAAATACTGTGAGCAATATAAAATCAGTCGCTCTGGCATGGATTACCATATCCGCCGGTTAGGGATATTTCCAATTGGCAGTAAACGATTCTCCGAAGCAGGCGCACCATCATTCTTGTGGCGCGTTACCGATTTAGACGAAATCAAAGCGCTAATCAAAGGAAAGAAAAAATGAAAAACGATATGATTTACGCTGCGATTGTAGCGTTTTGCTTAGGTGTACTTATTACTGTAATTATTGATTCAACGCTTTACCGCCATTTTTACGAAGTGATTAAAGTAACGACAGGCGAATTCATTATTCACGACGGTAAAATGTACGCTGTTTATGAAATGGAACGTAATGTCAAAGGCGAATTGCAGGTAGGCATAAGATGACCAAAGACGAATGCTTTAAAAGATTAGAAATGGCGCAGAAAAACAAAAAAGAATTGAAGAAAATTAAACTTCAACTCCTCAAAGAAATCGAGCAATTAAAGTTAATGCTTCGCGCACTGGAGGAAGGGTAATGCAAATCGATGACGTTGCAGCGCTCATGTTTTACATTGGCGTACTATTTTTAACGGGGTTATGGCTATGTCATTAGTTAAACCTGTATCTCCAGTAACACCCGCGCCAACGGCAACAGACTGTAAGCATGACCATTGGCGCATATATAATAGCCTTGGCTACCGCGAATGTGACCGCTGCAAAGAACGAAGACCCATTTTTAATGATATACGGCATCAAAGATGAACATTTCACAAATATTTATAGGGTTGTCCCCTTTCTTAAAAGACAGATTTACTAGCGAAGTATTTACGCTTGGGCTTATTAACGAGCTAAACGAGCAACGCTTTCGTGCTAGATGCCGGCGCTTGGTACGTCAGCACAACGGCGAAACGCGCAAGCTATACAAAGCACTAAACAACTTGACGATGGACGACAGATTACGATTCTTTGACGTGGTAAGTGGAAATGAAAGATAAAGATTTAGAGATTATTCGAAGCGCGATACGATACAACAGTAACACCGGACACTTCTTCAAAGGCGACGCAAATACGCCTGCCGCGCTTAACTGGAAAAACAAAAATGCCACCATTAACGTCAAGAAAAGTGGTATGCACTCCTATTTTCTAGCGTGGAAGATTGCCGTGTTTTTAGCTTATGGATGGTATCCAGAGCATACTGACGCAGTAGAGTATTTAGACGGCAACCCGTGCAACCTGAGCATTAGCAACATCAAGGTTATTAAAGCAGGCGAAGATGAGATGACCATGATTGACTTTTGCGACGAAAACGATTTGCGCTACCCTAGCGTGTCAGCGCTCATGCGCGGAGAACCGTTTATTCGTCGAATAGAAAATGGATACTCTCGCGCGTATTTTCGTAAAAGTTTACTGGAAGCAAACTGCGCTAAATTGATGGCTAAAAAACAACGTGACGAAGAAACCAGAAGCAAACCTAAACGTCCAATGGGCAGGCGACGTAATCAGCATTTTATGGAATTTCTAAGAACGCACTATTTAGTGCCTAAACGTTGGGAGATGACATTATGTTAAGAGGTGACAGTGTACATGAGAGCGATAGTGTAAACGCGCCAGCACATTATCAAGGCGACAAGATGCAGTGCATCGACGCGATGGAAGCAATGCTTACGCAAGATGAGTTTCGTGGGTATCTGCGCGGTAATGTTTTTAAGTATCAATGGCGCTTTAGAGAAAAAGGCGGTGTTGAAGATTTACGCAAAGCAAGATGGTATTTAGACAGACTAATCAAATTGGAGAATTTCTAATGTACGCATTTAAAGGTTACCCAGTAGACCAAGACCCAACTATCAAAGCGCTACGCGATGATGATATGGAAAACTACATGAATTTGCTCAAATGGCTAGACACTGTGCCGTTTATCCCCCTGAAGGTAAGCGACATTGTGTTGCCTTGGCGGGATAGATGAAGCCAAAGCTCAAAACGATGAATGGGGTATGGATATGTTATACCCCCTGCTGCACCATCCCAATGATGGCAGACCACCCACAAACGGCGTATTTAAGATGGAAATTTATCAATGCTAAGACCCAATCAGATAGAAGCTGTTGCCTTTTTGAGCCTAATAGACAAGGGCATGATTCTCGCCCCAGTGGGGGCAGGCAAAACAGCGATAACGCTAACCGCCATGCAGCAAGCCCTCGACACGGGCAGAGTACGCCGGTTCTTAGTGATAGCGCCAAAGCGTGTCTGCACGGACGTGTGGACGATAGAGCCGGTCAAGTGGGCGCCAAATCTGACAGTATCTATCGCCGTTGGCTCTTACGCGCAGCGGTTGATAGCGTTCAACAAACCGACGCAGGTAGTGGTGACTAATTACGATACGTTGCAAACGACGCCTCCGCTAATAGGATTTGATGGCATTGTGTTTGACGAGTTGACGGTTTTAAAGAATCCCTCAGGCAAACGTTTTAAAGCGCTATTTGGGTTAATCAAAGACTTTAAAGTTAAGTGGGGGCTTACCGGCTCATTCACCAGTAACGGACTTGAAGACGTATTTGGGCAATGCAAGATAGTGGACACAGCGCTACTTGGAAAATCTAAGACCGCCTTTCTTCAAACGTATTTTGTGCTTCTTAACAAAGACTTTGGTGAATGGGTAGCTAAGTCCACTTCACTGCGTGACGTGATGGCGGTAATTAAGCCTGCAACGTACCTTATCGACACGCAAGAGTATATGGATACTTTACCCCCGCTTAACGTTGTGCCGGTCAAATGCGCGATGGATATGAAGCAGTACAAAGAAATGAAAAAAGACTTTGTAGTGTATTACGAAGAAAAAGAAATCATAGCGGTTAACGCCGCTGTGGTGGTGAACAAGTTGCAACAAATGGCTAGCGGGTTCTCCTACATTGAAGGAAGCCCTGCCGCATGGTTTTCGCGCCACAAGTTTGACCGACTAGACGAAATACTTGAGGAGAACCAACACGCCAATACGATTATTGTGTACAACTTTCAAGCAGAGCTTGAAGAACTTAAACGCCGATACCCTAATGCGCGGACAATTGACCAGCAAGGTGTTATCTCGTCATGGAACGCGGGGCGGGTAGAATTACTACTCGTCCACCCTAAGTCAGCAGGGCATGGGCTTAACCTTCAATTTGGCGGCAGTAAAATGGTGTTCCTGTCGCTTCCTTGGTCACTTGATAGATATGAGCAGACCATTGGACGATTGCACCGTAGTGGACAAAAGAACGCCGTATATTGCTATGTACTGCTAACAGACAAAACCGTAGACGAGCGCATATTTGCAAGTCTACATGACAAACGCGCAATTTCAGATATTGCCTTAGAGGAATTAAAATGAACAACTTAACATGGCGGGACATCTTCTTTAATTTGAATACTTACACAGAAGGTGAATTACAGGTAATGATTGAGTCAGAGCGTCACGGTAAACGTAGACGCTCTATTTTGGTACGTTTGCATCAGCGCTACTGCATACTCCGCGCTAACCGTGAGCGTGAAGAAATACTTGCTTAAGAGACTACATCAATAATATCAATAACAGCTTCAACTGGATGTTCTACCACTTCCTCTGCAACCTCAGCCACACTGTCTACAACGTGGCTGACGTGGTCTACTAAGTCTTTAAATGGGTTATTCATCATCGTATCCTAAAAATAATTCTGCTTCTGCATTTCTGCGTCGCGTTAAACCGGCTAATTCTTTACCGGCGGCCTTGTTCCATCTTAAAAACTGCTTTGCTACTTCTGCTTTATCATTGCCTGCTTTTAACATCTTAACAAGCGTTGACGAAATTAAATTCCCGCTGCCAATGTTATAGCAAAGGCTAACAAGCGCGTCAAACTGGTTTTGCGTAAGCGGCACACCAATAGCGTTAACCGTATGTTCATACGCGCCTACCGTATGCGCTAATAGCTGCATAGCCGCTGCTTCTCCCGGCAGCGCTTGATTTGCTTTCACTGGACTGCCATCAGCGTAGCGCGTTGAGCCTATGCCAATCGTCCAAACACCTGCTGGGCATTTATAGCTTTGCAGCTTACATCCTTCAAATTCTTTAATTAGGGCTAACCCTTTTTCACCTATCTTCATTTCTTTTCCCGTAGCAATAGAATAGTGGTCAGTTTTTGCGTCAGTCTTATCATGTCATTATCCAGCACCCGCACTTGGTCGATTAGCTCAATTAGCGCGTCTGTGGCTTCTTGCAGGATAGGCTTTACGACGGTGGTTGCCCAAAGCCATACAAAATAGACAATATAACCCATGCCGCCAGCGGCAATAATTGGGAATCCATACTGGTTAATATATTTAGCGATTGCATCGGCGTCCATTAATCTTTCCTCTCAACAGGAGGTGGTCTTGGTCTGTCTTTTTCTTGCGGTATGTTAAGCGCCGTTGACGCCAAATCATCAATTTTGGTGATGTCACATGACATAGCGGTAACGCGCTTATCAAGTTGCTTGATGATGCCTATTAGGCTTTTAATCTTCTCAAGCACACTATCGAGCAAGAATTTCTGCGTCAGGTAGACAAAATACATTCCGCCAGTCGCCGCCGCGATAGGGAATCCTACGTCCGAGGCAAACTGGAGGAATTCCATTATCGATTACCTAGCCACCAAGTGACAAAGGAGAACACCGCGCCAATGGTAAATACGATGCCTCCAATAAAGCCTTTGTAACGCGTTTGCTCGGTTTTCATTTCGTCAAGCGCGGCTATGATAGCGTCTAGCTTTCTTCCTCTGTCTTCAAATACTTCCTCAAGCGTTTCTATACGCTGTTCTACTTTAGCTAAACGGCAGGCTTCGTCGGGCATCTCGACCTCACTTCAAGAATCTAAGTTTATAAAGAACGGTAAAATAGGTTTCCATAATACCATCAATCAAGTTTTGAATTGGCGTGTCATCTTTACCGCAGACTTTATAGCGGTTTTCATCAATCCACGTCACTTGTTTCTTTAAGAAGTCTTCAATATTATCGACATTTTTACTGCCGATAATCTCAAGGTCTTTAAGGAGCTGATAGCTGCCCTGATACGCCTCTGTAATGCCGTCCGCTTGCTCGATAATCTCATGATAAAAGTCGTTAAGCGCCATGTGCGCGGCAAAGCTACGCGTCCGCAAATGCTCACGGTGCGCGACGTCTCGTGCAAGAAATAATAAAGAGATGAAATGTTCCATTACATCCCCGCTAATTGTTGTCTTAACTGCCCGATTTGAAGCTCAACGTCTGCTAGCCATGTGGTGTTAATACTAAGGATGGCTTCGCGTTGTCTACGCGGTGTGACTGATGCTTCTAATGCCGCGATGTCAGATTTGATTTTTGCTTTCTCATCTTCAATCTTTTGAATCTGTGCCTCAGCAAGTTGCTCTGCATTGAGGTCTAAGACTATCCACGTTTGCTCCCAGTGATTAGGCAGAGCTTCTACAGGTACGCCTTGAGCGATAGTCTGCGTGTACTTATCGTAGTCTGGTTGAGGTGCATCAAACACGCACGAATAGCCTTCTACTGTAAAAGGCACTGAAAAAGAAGTATTAGGATGCGCTGCACGGATTTCAGATTCCGTGCTAACTTGATGTGTTTGTAAATTGATATAGTTTGCCATTGATATGTCCTATGCTACGCTCAAATAAATATATGTTGCTGCTGCTATATTGGTCGTTGTTATTGCGGTAGCACCTAGCGTAAAGCCGCCCGATGACGCATAAACACCATTATTACCTGTAGTTTCTGCCGCTGTACTATTAAGCAGTAAATATGGGCTTGAACCACTTGTTAATCCACGAACCGAATCAAATATGTACCAACCGCCAGTAGAGTCTGTACGCTTAATCAAAACAAACCTTGCTCCACCAGAACCAAATCCACACGCAATCGCTTGCCCTGTTCCATTACCTGTGTAAGAACCTACTTTAGAGATTCCAGCGAGTGTGGCGAATAGGTAAGCAACAAATTTTTGTGCTGATGCGTTGACGTTTGAACCTGTACCAATAGAGAAAACGGATGCTGTTGGTGTTGTATTGTTCCAAGCTGTTGATGATGTAGTTGGGATTGCTGTTGAGTTTAATACAGAGTATTTTGTATTACCTACCGATGACACATACACCCACCAATCATTAGCGGCAGAGCGTTCTTTAACAATCATCAACTCTGGCGCAACAGTCAAATTATGCGCTTGCGTTGTTGCAACTCCAGTCCCAGTATAACAAACCTCATCAAAGAATCCGGGCGCACGTTGGAAGAACCAGTCAATATATGTATAAGATGCAGCATTGTAATATTCTCTTGTTCCATATACATTAGTATTTGCTAAAGATTGCCCATCCATATCTAACGAAAGTAAAGCTATAAATCCGGGCACGTCACCTACTTCTGGACTTGGAGCTGATGTATGTAAATAGTTTTCTACGTTAGTCCCTCGCAGTCTATCACCAATAAATCCATGTTCACCCGTAGAACCTGCGCGTAAACTAATCATAGACATATCTGGTGTAAACCCAGCTCCGGTTACTTGTACACCAGCAGCACCCGTACCAGTTCTAGTAATACCATTATACACCTGCGTCCCCGTTGTAGGCGGCTTGTTTGGCATACGGATTGCCATGTAGATGATGGTTTCTCCAGCAAAATTGGTATATGTGTTTGCACCACCTAAAACAAAACCGGTGGCTGTAGGGCTAACGATTGCAGGTGACCCAACATACTCCGCGCTAGACAAGTTTGCGTATAGCTCATTTCTGTTAGTCATGTCAAAACCCCGCATATTGTCAACCATCAACCATGATATGCTCCGGCTTGTGTTTTTAAATAAAACCCACTGCGGCTCAAAACCAAGATTTATTTGTTGACCTGCGCTGCCAGTGCCAACATAACTCCCACACGAAATCACATTGTCCGTACCCGTCAGGCCAAAGCCTCCTGCGTTGTGGGCGTAACCATAAATGACATAAGTGCCTGTCGGTGCTGACGCTGAAAGTGTTGCAGTCGTACCAGAAACAGAAAGCCAAGCACCGGTTGTACTTTGAGCCGCTGTAGTATTTAATTTTAAATTGTTACTTGCAGTTAAACTTCTTTGCCAAACTGTCCAATCACCCGTAGTTGTAGTGATTTTAGCAATAACCATCCCCACCGTACCAAGTACCGATAAGTCGATATTGTTTGCTGTGCCGTTTGTATGCGTTATTGTCTGAACATCAAAAAACTTCGCGGCTTTGCGGAATGTCCATGAGGCGTAGGTAGCCGCATTGGTGTTATAAACTGAGTTTGCGCCTAGTGAAAAGCCAGTAGAACTAAATGCTGTTAGCCCTGTTGAGTCTGTCGTTTCTGCGCCTGTTGTATCAGAAATAAGTGCTTTAGTTGCACCACGAACGGTATCCGTTAACTTATGGTCTGTCGCTGCACTTCGTGATTTTATCCATGTCATCCCACCTTTCCCAGCCAAGGCAATGCCATTAGTGATGGTTTGCGTTGAGCCGTTGCCAGTATAGAGCCAAGTTGAGAATACATCATCGACATAGAGCGTTGCGTCTGCGCTGTTACCTGCGGCTTCTTTTAATTTGGCTGATAACATTATGCAGACTTCCCAACCAGCGCACCGTAAAGTGTTGAGCTGATTTTCCAAAAAACGAGCGTATTACTTGCACTGAGCGTAGGCGCAGTATTTCCAGCCGCTGTCACCCATGTCGTACCTGCTGGCCAGTTGATTGTGTAGGTGCTACCGTTAGTAAGTAGGAGTGAGATGCTTTGACCAGACGATAAACTGTCAGTAAATGTGACTGTACCCGCAGCCGCGCATGACAAGGTTGTACCAGTGGATGGGTTTAATGCAATCGTCCCCGATGTAGCAAGTGTTGCGACCTTTTCAGTGTAGGCGTCTAGGGTTAAGTTACCCGTCATTGTGCCGCCAGCTAACGGCAAAGTACCCGTAAAAGATTGCCCAGCCGCAAACGTAATTGCGCCTGTCATCGTGCCGCCAACAAGCAATAGCACTTGCTCATAGCGCACACTGTCCCCCGCAGACGTGCCAGCGGCAAGTCCTGTGAGTTTCTTAGCGTTCATTGGCAAGTTAGCTGACGGCGTAGACTGACCGTCACGCGTGATACAGTTTGTCAGCGCCGTTGCAATGTCACTGTTGGTTGTGTTAGTTGTTGATGATGAAATCGTTGTGCCGGTAACAACGGGGTTGCCAGCAGGCAGGTTATATGTCCCAGAGCCATTAAAAGCCATTATTGTTCCCCTTTATATGATGTGCGTGATTGCAATGCAGATAAGCCTTGACCTGCTAAACCGCTTGCGCCTATTCTAAGGTTTCGCTCGTC